ACTAAATCTTTGGTTCAATGCTGTTTACCGTGATGGGTACTGGGCCATCATGTGCGACTATAGCATGTTCGACAATTCTCATTCTGACCTCTCTTGGAATTGGATCGAGTCTGTTTACAGGCGTTGTGGTTTGATGGAGTTGGATAGCAGATTTGCTGAAGTCCTTGCCATGTGGAGGGCGCCAAAGGGGCGCATGCATGGTATGGGGTGGACGCTGGAGTATCGGGCCTTTACGATGAACGCTAGTGGGAGAGATGACACCTCTCTCGCTAATGCCCTGTTGAACGGGGCAGTCATGTTCCTTTCGTTGGTCTGCAGTTACTATGACATCGGGGCCGAACAGATCACTGTCAAGCAATTGTTGCATGTCAAATCTTGGATAATGCTCAGTGTGTCAGGTGATGACTCCCTTGCTATTGCTCCGTATCTCCCTGTTGAGCCGGAGGTCTTTGCTCGAAGGCTTTCTGTGAACTTGGGGATTTTCGGGTTCGATGCTGATGAGAAGAAGCTGAAGATCTCGGACAAGCCGTTTGATATGGTCTATCTCGCAATGCGACCACACCCCTTCCAAGGAAAGTGGTACTTTGCTAAGACCGTCGGTAGAGCACTGTGGAAGTTGGGATGGCGTCTTGATTTTGAGAGTGGAGATCAAGAGGCTTGGATGGCTGGCAATATGTATCAGGTGAGCACCTCACAGGCAATTGTGCCTGTGCTCTCTGACATAGCCGAGGCCTATCTCAACTACCATGGCTCCCGTACCGTCCGCCAGTTTGAGCCTGATCCCAATCGACCGTGGGAGTGGGGAGTTTCCACTCCACGGTATGATGATGGGGTTATCAACTATCTGGCTGACGGGTATCAGATCGACCCAGGAGAGCTGCTTGCTTGTTGCTTGTATGTGTCTTCGATTGTGAGGTTCCCTTGTGTTCTTGACCACCCGGTCATAACACGCTTCATGGTTGTTGACGAAATGTGAGTCCATTCGCCAGACCGGACAGTTCAAAATTAATTTGTGACGATGCAGCAGACAACCATCAACCTGCCCAGCAATAGCCCTGTTAGGGCTATGACTGGCCTGGCCAAATGCTTGGCGCTCCCTGCAGAGAACGCCCCTCAGCGGCTTCCCTCCTTTCCTGCACTGGAGAGGACTGCCGTTATGGGGTTCAATCAACCTGCTTCTGTTAACGTGTTTGGAGGTGATCCGACTAAGTTTGTTCTTACTCGGGATGCGGCTTTTCCAGCTTGGTCTAGTAGTGAACCGACAGCCAATCGTGGCTGGCTTGCTCGCTACTCCACTGATCGAATGCCGCCGGGCACTGCTACTGCCCGTCACTTCTATCGCGTGAACGATTCAGATGCCTCAGACGTAGACCTTAACGGTGGTTTCACTTCCACTGTCACTGGGGTGCCGTCCTTCCTTACGGGGTTGGGCAAGCCTGTCCCTATGGGTCTTGACAACACACTTAGTTCCTTGCCTTGGGTATTTATACCCGATGGTATGGACGGGTGGTTGGCTATCTATGCCACCACGCCCCTCACAGTTGCTATTATTAATATTACCGCTTACCTGGAG